AACGAGGGGCGGCTCCGGCTTGACCGGGGCCGGGGCGGGCGGAACAGCGGCTGGCACGGGGAGCTTCCGTCTCACAGGCAACCCCCTGGAAGTCAAAACGTCCGACGTTCTGACACATGGCTTCGATGGCGCCCTCGACGGCCTCCACTTCGTGGCCAGCACGCCGACTGGCGCCCCGCGAGCCGCCTTCCCCTCTACAATAGCACCGCTGTCAAGCCCGCCTTCGCCCGGGGCTCCAGGAGGGGCTTTCCGGGGCAGGCATGGACGCGGGGCCGCATTTGGGGCGGGAAGGGCCGCCAGGGGCCGCCGTGAGCGCCAGGCGGCCCTGAGCCGCTGCCGCCACGATCAGAGCGTGGAGAATGTCAGCGGGATGGAAGTCCACGTGGCGTCCCGGACGACTCGCAAGCCGGCTCGCCTCGTTCGCTTCCGCCCACAGCCACTGCCAGTCCTGCCTGTAGACGAAGGCCGCCATGCTCCCACCGAGATCGAGCGGCGACCGAAACTCCTCGCGGCCCATCTTGATGTCCCCTCCTTGATGCGTGGGCTCCGGTCAATATTTTACCGCTATCGCCCGACCGGCGGAAGCGAAAAATCCTCAATATTTCCTCTTGACATGGCGGCATCCCGGCTGTAATCTGCCTGGCATGAGCAACGAGCTTCCCATCGAGGCAACCATGCCAGCAGAGGGGGGAGAGCCGGTCCATCCGGTGAGCGCGATCTTGCGAGAGATCAGGGCCACTCTAGGACTGACTCAACATCAACTGGCCAAGCGACTTAGCGTATCTCCGGCGACGATAGCGACATACGAGGCAGGGCGAGACGTGAATCCCAGTTGGTCCTTCTTGGCCAAACTGGTGACGAGGGCCGGCTGCGACCCGCGGCGTTTCTTCCCTGACCACGCGATCTGGCCGGAGACCATCGCCGAGAACGGGGCCGAGTAGGACTCCAGAGGCCAAGTGGCGCAGGAGGCAGGGGATGACTACTACTCGCTCAGCTTTACATAAGATATACGCCGCGGCCGGGATAGCTGGATCACCTAAGAATCCAGGCGAACCCACGGCCTCTGCTACACCCCGCCAAGAAGACACCGCTACCAATCCCTCCTTGGGCGGCGGTCCGATCCGCGTTCGCGAGACCGCCGAGACTGATCCCCCCGCTCCTTCTCCCGACGATGACGACGAGGATCCGCGCTGCCCTATCTGCGGGAGCGACGACTGCATCTGCCCCGAGCCCTGCCCCGAGTGCGGGCAGTACTACCCCTGCCGCTGCGGAGGCGAGAGAGGAGGAACCATCGACCCGCGGATCCTCTTGTCGGGCGTTCTGCACACGCGCGACTGGCTCGCCCCGATGGGGCACCGAACGATCGAAGTGCAGTTACCTGAAAACCCCGTGCAACCCGTAACGAAAGAGAAAGAGGAGGAACCAGAGATGTCTGATGAGGTCTACGCCAAGAACAACGGCCAGCAGTATACCCCTCACCCCGAGGGCCAGTTCACCGCCGTCTGCGTTGACGTGATCAACATGGGTGAGCGCGTCCGCGAGTGGGAGGGACACAAGAAGATCCAGCCCTCCGTCGTTCTCGTCTTCGCAACCGGCGAGCGCCGGGATGACGGGACACTCGCGACGATCGCGCCCGAGTTCAACAACTCGATGCACGCGCAGTCCACGCTTCGCAAGTTCCTCGAAGGCTGGCGCGGCAAGTCCTACACCGAGGACGAGGCCAAGAAGGGAGTCCCGCTCCACAAGCTCACCGGGGCTCCGTGCCTGATGACGATCGAGCACAAGACGAGCGCGGGCGGGCGGACCTACGCGATCGCGCACGTCCCGACTCCGCTCCCCAGGGCCATGAAGGATCAGATCCCCGACGTGTTGAAGGAGTACGTCCGATCCCCGCACTGGGAGGACAAGAAGAAGCGCTACGCCGCGGAGGTCGATGCCGAGCGCGGGCTCGCGCTGCTTCCCGAGGAAGCGCTTGCCGGCGGACAGAGCGACGACGAGATCCCCTTCTAGCCATGACCCCGCTCTACACCCCCCCCGAAGAGGGATCGCACTGGTACGCGAAAGACGGCTCGCCCTGCCACGAGATCGGCGGGCGGTTCGTCGGGATCAAGGACGCACGGCGCCTCGGGCTCCTGCCTTCCGTGACCTCGATCCTCAAGTGCGCGTACAAGCCGGCGCTTGAGACCTGGAAGCTGAACCAGGCCGTGCTCGCCGCGCTCACGCTCCCGCGCGCGGCGGGGGAGAGCGATGACGACTTCGCTCGGCGTGTTGTCCAGGACTCGAAGCGTGAGGGGATCGAGGCGGCAACGTTTGGCGGACGCCTCCATGAGGCAATCGAGTCGGTCGTCGGGGGGCACGACTTGCCGGTCGAACTCGCCGACCTCGCCCCTCACGCTGACGCCTTCCGCGCGTGGTGGAAGAAGCAGCGATGGACCGTGAGCGCCATCGAGTCCTCTTTCGCCAACGTCGAGGAAGGCTACGGCGGGCGCGTTGATCTCCTCTGCCGGGTGCCTGACTACGCGCTCGATCACTACGTCCAGGCGGTCGTTGACTGGAAGACGAAGGCAACGAAGCCCGGGCAGGCGATCCGGCATTGGGATGAGTTCGGAGTTCAGCTTGCCGCCTACGCGATGGGGCGGCGGATGCACGACCCCGAGCTCGTCCTGATCTCGGTTGTTGTGAGCCGGAACGAGCCCGGGAGGATCGAGCCCTACATCTGGCCGCGGGAAGGCTACCGGTACTTGTGGCAGACCTTCCTTGCGGCCCGCGATCTCTACTACTCGAACCTCGGCCCCGGGTACTCGCTCCCCGCCCCGGAGGGGTGCCGCGCGGTCGAGTGGAATCCGGTAGCACCCGTCACGAATGACGAGATCAACGACATCTTCGCGCGCATCGAGGCGGCCGAGCCGCACCAGGGCGCCCGGCCGAGCGCGCGCGGGTAAAAGGAACGCCCCGTGGGGAAGGTTGCGTCAAGGATGACGGCGAGGGGCCAGCATGGCAGGTCGTCTTTGGCGTTCGCCAAGCCTCCCCACGGGGCGGTTCCAGGGAGGGAACAGGAAATGATGACACTTGTGGTCGCCGCCGTGTCCGTCGTGGTCCTCGTCTGCTGCGCCCTCGCAGCCCTCATCGAAACACTCATCGAACGCTCGGGACGGGTAAAATGAGCGCGGTCCTTTCCTACGACGCCTTCCTGGCCAGCAAGGCGCAGCCCGACCATTACGGGGGATTTGATCCCGTATGGATGCCCGATTCCCTGATGGACTTCCAGGCTGCAATCACGGAATGGGCGATCCGCAAGGGGAAGGCGGCCATCTTCGCGGACTGCGGCCTCGGCAAGACCCTCATGCAACTCGTGTGGGCCGAGAATGTGGTGCGCCATACGAACCGATCCGTCCTGATCCTGACTCCACTCGCCGTGGCGCAGCAGACCGTGCGCGAGGGCGAGAAGTTCGGGATCGGCGTGCGGCGGATCGCAGAGGGGCAACCGCGCGGCGCCGAGATCCTGGTCACGAACTACGAGAAGGTCCACCACTTCAACCCAGACGACTATGGGGGAGTAGTGGCCGATGAGTCGAGCGCCATCAAGGCATTCAATGGGGTGCGTCGGGCGCTCGTGACGGAGTTCATGCGGACGGTGTCCTATCGGTTGCTGGCCACGGCGACCGCCGCGCCGAACGACTACATCGAACTCGGTACGTCGAGCGAAGCCCTCGGCCAGATGGGCTTCATCGATATGCTCGGCTACTTCTTCAAGAATGACCAGAACACCTACGACGCAAAACGGAAGCGAGCCATCGGTGGACGCGATACCAAGTGGCGATTCAAGGGGCACGCTGAGCAGTCGTTCTGGAAGTGGGTTTGTTCGTGGGCGCGTGCCTGTCGCCGCCCGTCCGACCTCGGCTTCGATGACGACGGATTCATTCTCCATCCGCTCAACGAACGAGAGCACATGGTCGAGGCGCGGACGCTACCCGATGGGATGTTGTTCTCGCTTCCCGCCACGAACTTCCGCGAGGAACGAGAGGAACGCCGCCGCACGATCAACGAACGGTGCGAGAAGGTGGCCGCCCTGGTCAATGGTACGGGTCAGCCCGCCGTCGTGTGGTGCCACCTGAACGACGAAGGCCGCCTTCTCGCCAGGCTTGTGCCCGATGCGGTCGAGGTGTCAGGCGCCGATTCCGACGAGAAGAAAGAGGAAGCCTACGAAGGATTCACTACCGGGCGCGTGCGCGTGCTCATCACCAAGCCGAAGATCGGAGCATGGGGGCTCAACTGGCAGCACTGCGCCCACGTTGTGACCTTCGCCTCGCACTCTTACGAGCAGTATTACCAGGCCGTGCGCCGCTGCTGGCGCTTCGGACAAAAGCGCGAAGTCACGGTTGATTCCGTGGTGTCCGAGGGCGAGGTTGCGGTCAAGAAGAACCTGCTACGGAAGTCCGAGGCTGCTGACCGCATGTTCTCCGAACTCGTCAAGCACATGAACTCGGCCATGCACATCGAGCGCCAGGGGGTGTTCGAACTTCCAGTGAGGGTGCCTCAATGGCTATAGCCAATCAGGTCATCACGGACGACTACGCCGTCTATCACGGCGATTGCCTGGAGGTTATGCCACGGTTGCCGGACGGTTCGGTTCACCTGTCCATCTACTCGCCACCGTTCGCCGGGCTCTATCACTACTCGTCTAGCGAACGTGACTTGTCGAACAGCCGGGACTACGCCGAGTTCTTCGAGCACTACGCCTACGTGGTGCGCGAATTGTTCCGCCTCACCATGCACGGTCGGATGACTGCCGTTCATTGCATGGACGTGCCGAAAGGGAACACCGGTAGGGAGACGGACCACCTGCTCGACTTCCCCGGCGACCTGATCCGGCTCCACGAGAAGATCGGCTTCCGCTACATCGCTCGATACCATGTGTGGAAGGAACCGCTTACCGTTCGCAACCGAACGATGACGAAGGCGCTGGCGCACAAGTCCATCGTCGAAGACTCTTCCCGTTGCACCGCGGCCAGCGCCGACTACCTGCTCATCTTCCGCCGCCTCGGTACGAATCCTGTCCCGATCACCCATCCGACCGGACTCATGGAGTACGCTGGCGCGCGAGAGATTCCGCTAGAGCTTCACCGCTATCGGGGATGGACGGGAAACCAGATCGAGAACCGCTACTCGCACTGGATTTGGAGACAGTACGCATCGGCCTTCTGGGATGACGTGCGGCTTGACCGCGTGCTCCCGTTCAAGCCAGCGCGAGACGAGAAGGACGAGAAACATATTCATCCGTTGCAGCTCGACGTGATCGATCGCGCACTTGTCCTCTGGTCGAATCCGCGCGAGGTCGTGTTGTCACCGTTTATGGGCGTGGGCTCTGAAGGCTACGGGGCGATTCACGCGGGGCGGCGGTTTGTCGGCGTTGAACTCAAGGAATCCTATTTCCGCCAAGCGGTCAAGAACCTGGAGGCCGCGCCGGTACAGTCGGATCTCTTTGAGATGACTGCTGCATGGGCTCCATCCTTCGAGCCGTTCGCGACGGCGCTGGAGGCGGAATGACCGGACGCATCTCGCTGACCCACGACCAGGCGGCGGCGATCCTCGACATGATCTGCGAGCGCGAGGTGGAGCGCCTCCGCTACCAGCACGCCTGGATTGGGCTGACCCCCGAGGCGCGGAGCGGGCTCGAACTGCTGCGCGCGGCAAAGGACGAGATGAATAGATTGCGGCGGGGCACGCTGGCCGGCCGCCCTAACCGACCGGCTGGTAAGGGACCTTCTACCACGCCCCGCCGCTCTGCTTTGCAGGTGACGCCATGAGCTCCGAGCGCGACCTCGCGATCGCGCGGGCGGTGGCGGCCGACCACAGGGCGGGCAAGCTAACACCGATGGAAACGATCATCGCGGACGTGGACAAGCAGTTGGGAGCGGACCTGGCAACGGGCGGGCCAGAAGTGCGCGCACCCGACGAGGCGGCTTGCTCCGCTTTCGCTCCCCCGCTTTCTCCCCGCGCCGCGCTGATCGCCGCCGTGCGCGCGGCTCAGCGAGCCATCCGACCCGAGGACCAATGGCGCAACAAGACCGACGACGAGTGCCTTGCCCTCGTCCCGGCCGAGGCGCGCCGGGTGCTGCTGGATGATGTTACGAAGGCTATGGAGTGGCTTCCCGACATCGCCCTTGTGCGCGGCGAAGCCAAGCGCGAAGAGCGCGCGCGGGCGGTGGAGATCATCAACGCGCTGTTGGATTCCATCGTGCTTGTGCATGGGAGCATGGCCGCGCCTAGTGCAATGGACAAGGCCCGTGCCTACTGCGCCGATGGGGTTGAGCCATGACCGATCCCGACCGAGCCGCCTTCGTGGAGTCCCACGCCGATGATCTTCTCGACAACTGGACCGATCTTCCCGACGAGGAGGGAGTGCCAAGCTACGAGACGCTTGCCAATATCGCCGCCAAGCTCGCCGCCGACCGCATCGAGCGGGCGGTGAGTGCCGCCTTGCAGTCCAACGGCCAGTGGTCCTCTCGGCAGACTTGGCGCGCGGCGATGCAGGAGGACGAGGGATGAGACTCACGGTATGTCGTGAATGCGGCAAGGACGCAGGCGGGCTCGGAGCGCAGATGAGTGATGGGTCATGGACCTGCTCGGAGGAATGTTGGGAGATAGCGGCCCTGGCTCCTGGCGCTCGTAAGCGGATCGAAGCCGCCGCCCGCCTCGACGCCGCGCGGAAGATGCTCAAGCACGTTATGAGGCACGGCTACACGATCTGGTCCGAACCGGACGACGCCGCGCTGGCGCGGATCGTGGGGGAGGAATGAGACTTGCCGTCGCTGGCGGGAGAGACTACCGCCTCACAGAGCGAGACTATATTGTCCTAGCTGATATTCATCGTCGAGAGAAGATAGACATCCTTTTGCATGGTGGCTGCCGAGGGGCCGATCTTGATGCAGCACAGTGGGCACTAGATCACGGGATTGCCACCGAGACCTTCACGGCGGCATGGGATCTCTACGGCAAAGCGGCTGGGCCGCTGCGCGGGGAGCAGATGGTTGATAACGCCGACATGCTAGTCGCGTTTCCTGGTGGACGAGGAACCCGACACGCTATTGCCTACGCTAAGAAGCAGGGCAAGCGGTTGTTGGTCATCGGGGGAAATGATGCCTGAGCCGTGGTGGCACTACCTGATCGCGCCCGACGCGCTCCGCGCCGCAGCGATCCTCGCCGCCGCCTTCGCCGCCGCGTCGGCATGGAAGCGGTGGCGCATCGTCCTACACCGCCATCCCTGGAAAGGCGTCATGTGCGTCTACATGGAAGGCCCCTGGCCCATTCACTACGTCCTAGGCTTCTTCTCCATCGACGTGCTGAGGCGGTCGTGAGCGGCGTCCAGCCTAGGCGCGCGCGGAAGGCCAAGCGCAGAACACTCAAGGAGAAAACCGATCTCCGCCGTGCGGCATGGCAACGGTTCAAGGATCACGCCAAGACCGATCGAGAGCGATTCTGGATTGAGTTGTGCCAAAGCGCGGCCTTGGCCGACTTCCGATTCCAGTTCTACAAGGTGATCATGCGCGCACTCGACGCAGAACACAAACAAAGATGCGCCTTGGATCGTCTTGTTGCTCGCGCCAAGCAACTCATGGATGAGAGGAAGGCATGACCGTGCAACCGCGCAGAGCCAGGAAGGCTGACGCGAACCAGGCAATCATCGTGGCCCTGCTCCGTGAACTCCCCGGCGTCGCCGTGCTCGTCCTCAATGCCGAAGTGGACCTCATCGTCGGCTACCGCGGGCGCAACTACTTGCTCGAAGTCAAGCGGGATCACAAGGCCAAGCTCAAGCCGTCGCAGGAGAAGCTGCGCACTACCTGGCCGGGGCAATATTCGATCGTGTCCACTATCGACGATGCCCTGGCCGTTATCGGAAGGAGGACCGATAATGGCAACGAGGCGGGAGCAGAACGACGGAGAGAAGAAAGTAGATCATCTTCTCGCGTCAAAGATGAACGCAAAGAAGAAAGTCGTTGAGATCAAACGACCCGAGATCAAGGAGGCATATCTCCGTATCCGTGCTGTCGCATCTTCGTCCTATATCTCTCACCGGTGGTCAGTCAAAGCCAAGGGACAGATGCTTGCACGGCACATGAAGAAGGCCGAAGGTCCCAAGGAGGCGAAGGATCCGCAACGGGACTTTCTCGATACGATCTACCGCAACAAGCAGGGACAACCCTGCATCCCTGCTTCTGCTTTCAAGAAGGCAGCCGTGGACGCCTGCTCCTTCGTCGAAGGCGTTACGAAGGTGCTTGCTCGTGGTTCCTTCTACGTCATGGGCGACCTGATCCCGATCGCAAGGGCGAAGCCAAAGATGCGGGAAGACATGGTGCGAATCGGGCAACGGAAGCCCGACATCCGTTACCGCGCCGACTTTGAGAACTGGGAGTGCCAGATCAGAATCAGATACAACGCACGCAACATCTCGATCGAGCAGATCGCAAATCTCATGAATATCGCCGGCTTCTCGGTTGGCATCGGCGACTGGCGTCCCCAGCGTGACGGCACGCATGGCATGTTCGAGGTCGTCTAGTAATGGAAGCCTACGAGTGGGTCAACGGATCAAGGATAAAGGCGGACGCCAATGCCGTCGGAAATCGGTTTCGAGAACTCAGGATGCGCAACGGAGGAGTCCTTAGCCCCGAAGACATCGTTAAGGACGCCCGGAATCCAAGCGCGCCATATCATGGCGAGTTTGAGTGGAACCTAAAGAAGGCGGCACATCTGCATCATCTAAACACGGCGCGCTATCTCATGCGGTCGATCAAGGAAGTGATTGTGCGCGTCAGTGGGAAGAAGGAATCAGTTAGGGCCTACTTCCCGATAATCCGTAACCAAGAGCCCCGCGCCTACAGGGCGACGCGGGACATCATGAGCGATGCGACGCTTCGCATGCAGCTCATCGAGAACGCCCTCGGAGATCATCGGAACTGGGAGAACCGATACTCCAATCTCGCTGCGCTAGCAGAAGAGATCGCTATGGTGATCTCGGCTGGCGAGAAGGCGAGAAAGAGCTTCGCTCGGAAGCGTGCCCGCAATAGCGGTGCCCGCCCGAGCAAGGGAGCTCGTGTCGTTCGCCGACCGTCAGTGTCGTCCTCAATGTTGGACAGAACACCGCCGGTGTGAACGGCTGGACATGGCAGGCGAGGCAGGGCACGGCAGTGCGAAGCAAGGCATGGCTCGGCGCGTCGCGGCAGGCAGGGCTTGGCTCGGCGCAGCGGGGCAAGGCTCGGCTCGGCAGGGCGCGTCGTGGCTGGCGCGGCTGGGCCCAGCAAGGCTCGGCGCGGTAAGGCACGGCCCAGCAAGGCAGGCTCGGCAGTGCAGGGCGTAGCTTGGCAGTGCGTGGCAGTGCCGGGCGGGTCTCGGCCGGGCAGGCTAGGGGCACCGTTCAACCAACGAGAGGAAGGTGATGCCATGACCTGATCCAACAACCCGACAATCCCGAGCCAGCGGGGGCGGCTACGGTCAACGCGGCGACCGCCCCCGCACCCCCATCCTCATCCCTTCGCTCGCACATGGACCCGTGCCCCAGGGTAAAACGGAAGCCCCCGAATGGATGCGCTCGCGAAAAGGCTCTACTTCGAATCCATCCAGCAGCTCCTCACCTTTGCCCAACTCCACCGCGCTGGGGATCTCACCCCTGAATCCTTCCTCGCGAACGCTGCCAAAATATGCGACACCCTCACCGTCCTCGAGCGGAACGGCCACGGCGAGCTCACCGACCGTCTCGCTGGCTTCGCTGAGACCGGACACCCCATGATCCTCAACCCGTCCGATCGCCCCGACTCCCTCGCCGGCGATGGGCTCCTCGTCAAGGGCACCGTCGCCGTCTTCTACGGCCAGCCCGGCCTCGGAAAGACCTGGCTCCTTCTCCAGCTCGCCTGCTCCCTGGCCGCCGGCCGCCAGTGGCTTGGCATCACCACCGTCCAATCCAGCGTCGGCTATATCTCCCTCGAACTCCCGCGTTACTACCTCCGGGAACGCCTCCTCGCCATCGCCGAACGCTTCCGCTCCTCCCCGGACCAGTCCTGGCTCAACAAGATCTCCGTTATTTGCCGACCAACCCTCAAAGGCGGCTTCGACCTAATGGACGCCTCAACCCTCCCGGCCCTTCGCCATTGGGCCAAGGAACACGACCTTCAGACTATCATCATCGATCCCCTCTCCCGCTCCCACTCCATGAACGAGAACAACGCCCAGGAGATGGGTGCCGTCCTCCAGGTCGCCGAACGCCTTGCCGCCGACGGCCCCCTGGTGATACTCAATCACCATGAGGGGCACCCGAACCCAGAACTAGGGTCCCAGCATCCCCGGGGCTCCTCCCGCCTCTTGAGTGATCCCAATACTGTCCTGAACCTCACCGAACACCGCGGCTCCGTCTGCCTCCGCGTCAAGAAGATCAACCTCGGCATCCCCATCGATCCGATCTACCTGAAGCAAGCCTCCGACGGCTTCTTCGAGATGATCGACCGGCCTCTGACCGCCGATGAAGCCCAGGAAGAGATGAGGAATGCCCTCGCCGAGATTATCAAGGCTAACCCAGGACTCACCTCCGCCCAGATCGGCGAGCTCGCCCCTGCCAATCCGAAGACCGGGAAGCCCTACCACCGAGCCACCATTGAACGGCACCTCTCTGCCATACAGGCCGCCGGCATGGTCCGATTCGAGGATCCAGCCGGACCCGGAGGAGCCCGGATCGCCCGCCTCTGGTTCCCGAAAGACCCCAACAATGACTAGCCAACTTTCCCGTTGCGCGCCCCGTTGCGCAAACCATGCGCGCGACTTTTCCGTGCGCAATGGGAAACAGGGGATTCCCCCGTTGCGCGTGCGCGCACTATCCCCTATCGGGGAACGTGCACGCGCAACGGGACGGAGGGATCCATCCCCGGGCGCCCCCCTTCCGTCGCGCGCAACGGGGATTTCCAGATGACTACCTCCCCTCCCGACCTAGCCTTGATCTCCTCTCAGTTCCAGGCGGTGGCATGGGACGACGAAGCATTCTTCCAGTCCGACATGGCCGTCTTTGCCTCCTGGCTCCGCCGGCGTGCTATAGCCTGGAGTCAACCTAAGTCCTGGGCGGGCACCTACGGAGGCGATCCCCTCATGGCTGCCATCCTCCTCTCCGGTGCCACGGGGATCAGCTGTGCCTTGGTCGCCAGGAGGCAGAAGCTGGCGGTGAAGAGATGAAAGACGGCCGGGCGTCGTTTCTCCTCGGTCCGCTTGATGGGCTCACCGTCCATGACTTCCACGGGGAACCAGCGCTTGTTCTCATCCCTCACCCCGTGGCGCTCGTTTACGGGACCGATCTCTTTGCCGCCTACAGCCGGTCCGAGGTGGGGATGCACGCCTGGTACTGCTACACGGGGTCCGGTCCGCGGAATCGCTACCCGGTATGGGCGACCGTTCTTGCGGGAAGGGACCTCTATGTCTAGGAGACAGCGCACTACACCTACGCACCTCCGGGCCATCGAGCGGCGGACGATCATCCTCCGGGAGCGGTTGGCGGGGAAGCGCTTCCAGGATATTGCTGCCGAGCGCGGATGGAAAGCGGAGTACGTGCGAAAGGACTTCGCTAAGTGGCTCAAGACTCAACAGATGGAGGCGGTCGAGGAATACCGAAAGGTTCAACTTGATCGATTTGAAAGACTGCTCAACTCCTACTGGGACAAGGCAATAGCCGGAGAGGATCGTGCGGCTCTGGTCTGCCTTCGCGTGCTAGATCAGATCTCGAAGCTCCTTGGCCTCGACGCGCCGACCAAGACTCAGATCGAAGGGGGCGGGGTCATCACGATCGTCTACTCGGGTGACGACTGGGCGCGCGGGACGATCAATGCCGAGGCTGAGGTGGTACCCGAGCTTCCTCCGCCCAACGGGAACGGCAACGGGGAGGGGCACGAGTGAGCGACGTTCTTCTTCACCTCCCTCTTCCGCACCAGCGCCTGGCGCTCCTCGCCCCCTCGCGGTTCAAGGTGCTCTGCTGGGGCCGGCGCTGTGGGAAAACGGAAGGGGTCGGATTGACCGCGGTCGTTGACGGGCACGGGCCACGGATTGCCGGCCAGCCGATCTTCTCGGGCGCGCTCCACGGCGGCACGATATGGTGGGTTACCAAGACGAGCGGCGTTGCTTCCCTTATTTGGCGCGCGCTCAAGGAGACCCTTCGTGGCTCCTGGATCAAGATCAACGAGGTGGAGCGGCGGATCGACCTCGACGGTGTTCCCTGCCCGGGCTCGATCACGGTCAAGTCGGGGGATGAGCCCGACTCGCTCCGCGGCCCCGGTCTAGACGGACTGGTCATTGACGAGGCGGCGTATTGCCCGGGCGAGGTGTGGGACGTCATGCGCCCGGCGCTTGCCGACCGCCGTGGCTGGGCGATCTTCATCTCGACCCCGAACTACAAGAAGTCGGGTGCTTGGTTCGAGGACCTTTATGTACAGGCGCCCGCGCGCGGCTGGTACCGGGAGCGCCGGCCGACCTCCGATAACCCGAAGATCCCATCCGAGGAGATCGAGCAGGCACGCCGGGAAATGGCCCCTCTCCTCTTCCGTCAGGAGTACCTCGCTGAGTTCATCCGGGGCAGCGGGGCGATCATCAAGGCCGACTGGTTCCGGTACTACCGGACGCGCACGGGGGATGGGGGATCGCTGGCCTACGAACTCCAGGCCGACGATGGGATCCGGGTCGCGAGCGGGACGGAGGGGTTGCGATATGGGACAGCCGATCTTGCCGTCTCGCTCAAGACCTCGGCTGACTACACCGCGATCGCCTCGTGCCTCGCTACCGGGCGGCGAGACCTCCTTGTCCTCGGGATGGACCGCCGTCGTCTCGAGGGCCCCGACCAGCTCCCGGCGATTGAGCGGGCGATCGCGCAGCATCGCCTGGGAGCCGTCTGGATCGAGCGGGCCGGCTATCAGCTCTCCCTGATCCAAGCCGCGGTCCGCCGGGGGCTCCCGGTGCGCGAGCTCGCCGCCGACCGCGACAAGCTCTCGAGGTCGATGCCGCTCCAGGCGCGGATGGCCGCCGGTGCTGTTTTCTTCCCCGAGGGTGCTCCTTGGGTGCCCGAGCTCGAAGCTGAACTCCTGTCTTTCACGGGTGAGCCCGATGGCCGGAGGACGGACGGGCTCCAGGCCGAAGGTGACTACCACGATGACCAGGTGGACGCGCTGAGCTACGCCGCCCAGGTGCTAGCTCAGCCCGTACCGAGCGTGAGGGCGCTAGTATGAAGCCGGAACCGTCGATCTCTGCGTCGAAGCCGCCGATGCCGAAGTGGGCGAGGGATGACACTTGTATTTGCCCTCCCGACGATCATGACCTATGGCTCGACTGGTGCCTGGCGCGATTCTTGGGGGCCGTGTTCGAGGGCTACCAGCCCGGGGAGGAGGAGAAGTTCAGCGCGTATCCCGACCCTCGTCCTGGGTGGTCCTATCCTGGCGAATGTCCGCCTGCGCGACGAATCATCGCTGGTCGGCGTGCGGTGAAATAAAAACTTGACAGCCATCTAGATCCCCGTTTACACGTCATCTGAGCGCACCTAACCGGAAGGCAGAAACGGGTTTGGCGCGTGTCGGTTGCGGTAGAGGCGGCGATCCGCGGGAACGGCCACTCCTTCACGACGGCCGAGCCCGACGGTCCTCATGTTCGCCAGCTTGCTATCCCCTTCGAGCGGTCGGCCGTTGACGAGTGGAGCCTTCCGGGCTCGGACGGCCGCCGCTACGGCATCCAAGCCTACAAGAACCTCGGCTGGGTCTATGCCGCGGTCGAGCGCATCGCCAAGGATATCGGCGGGGTGCCCTGGGTCATCCGCCGGGGGCCGAAGGCGGAGGATCCCGAGGCACCCGAAGACAACCCGCTCGCCGATCTCCTTACCTTCCCGAACTTAACGACCTCCTCGACTGACCTATTCGGCGGGATCGCTCGCTACCTCTTCACGGCCGGCTCGGCGGGGCTTCTCCTTGAGACCCTGACCGCCGATCTGGCCGGCACCCCGCGCGAACTCTGGTTCCTCCTGCCTGACCGCCTCGACGCGAAGCTCTCGCAGCGGGACGTGATCGAGTCTTGGCGCTATCAGTCGGGTGCCCGGATGCGCACCTACCCACGCGACGCGGTCGCCTTCTTCCGCTTCTTCGATCCCGAGAATCCGGTGGCTGGCGGTTTTTCCCCGCAGCAGGCGATCGCGACCACGCTCGACATGATGTGGAAGGCTGCGAAGTGGAACGCGAGCTACTTCAAGCGCGGGGCGCGGCCGAGTGCGGTGGCGGAGATCGAGCAGTCTCTCGACGAGGCGAGCTACAAGCGGCTCCAGTTCGAGATCAAGACGGCGCTCGAGGCCGGCGTCGAGAACGCCTGGCGCGTCTTCCTTTTCGACGGCGGGATCAAGCTCAAGGAGTGGGAAGGGAAGCACTCCGACATGGGCTTCGAGAACCTCATGCGCCTGGCGCGCGAGGAGGTGCTCGCGGCGAACTCGACCCCGCCTGCCGTAGCCGGCGACTTCAAGAACGCGAACTATGCTCAGGTCGAGATGCAGCGGAAGACCTACTGGGAGTCCGTGCAGGTTCCGCTTGGCCGGCTGATCGAGGACGTGGTCAATCGTTCGATCGCGCCGCGGTTTGGAGCGCGAAGCGCCGGTTCACGGATTCCATCCCTCTGGTTCCGCTTCGACTTCTCGAAGGTGGCAGCACTCCAGGAGGACAAGAACGAGAAGGTTGATCGCGACACGAAGCTCGTGGCCTATGGGCTTCGCACCCCGAACGAGATCCTCGAGGAGGAGGGTCGCGACACGTATGAGGGGGGCGACGTGCACTACATCTCCTCGGCGCTTATCCCGGTGGGGAGACCCTCCGCGGATGCGTCACCGAATACCGGAGATGTCCCTCCACCGCCCCCCGCCGAAGGGAAGCCGGACGATGGACCGGCCGAACCCGCCGCGGACGATGTCGAGCCCGCCCGCGGCGCCCCCTCTTCCGCTGCGGTACGCCCGATGCCGGAATGGCGTCGTCAGGCTGGAGCTCGAGGCACGGGCTGCCGCGGCGTGCTAGACGAGGAGCCGCAGGATCCGAAGGAGCGCGCGCGGTTCCGCCGGTGGCGTGGGTTCGATCGCGAACTCCGCGCGGCCGAGCGGGAGATTGGCGCCTACTGGGAGGACAAGCTTGCGGAGATCGCCCGTTACGTCGTCGGGCGCGTGCGCGCTAATCCGCCACAGCCCATCGAAGAGAAGCACGCGCACGGTGTAATCGGTGCCCCGTATCGAGCCGCTAGCGCCTCTCGCGCGCAGCTTCCGTTTCCGGCCTTCGAGTACATCCCCGACGTGAACGATCTGGTCGCCGAGGTGACCGCGGAGCACGGCCGCATCTACCAGGAGATCCTCGTTAACTTCGGCGAGCGGGCAGCGAAGCAGGCGGCCGAGATGATCGCCGCCGATCTCGTCTTCGACGGCGGGACGCCAGAGATCCTGCACATGGTCGAGCGCGACGCGGAGCGAATCGGGCGCGCGACGGCGAACATCCTCGACGAGGTGCGCGAGGAACTCTCGGCAGGGATCAACGAGGGCGAGACGATCCGCGATCTGACCGAGCGGATCCGCGGGCACATGTCGCTTGCGCGCGCGGAGCGGATTGCGCGCACCGAGGCGATCGCGGCGGCCAACTCGGGCACGAACGAAGGCTACCGCCAGGGCGGCATCGAGCGTGCGGAATGGCTCTCGGCGCGGGATGCCTTCGTGCGGGACTCGCACGCCAGGGCGGACGGCCAGGTACGATCCCTCGATGAGCCGTTCGACCTGGTTGATGAGAAGGGGCAGAAGTCGCAGCTCATGTTTCCCGGTGATCCCGCGGGGCCGCCAGGGGAGACGGTGAACTGCCGTTGCACGCTGATACCGGTCGTTGAGGAGATCGCGGCCACCGAGGAGTGAACCGATGGCAGTCGATGTAACCATGAGCAGTCAAGGACGAGAGGACAGTCGGCAGATCTTGCAGGACATCTTCGCCAAGCTCATTCACCCGATCAGCGGTGCGATGTCCCGTCGCATTTTGACTGGGACGCTCACGCTGACCGTGACGGGGAGCGAGATCACGGCGATCAACGTGGATCAGACGGCGGTTACCGATAGCGCATGAGGAAGATCGCGGTAGTCACTCCTGTCGCCACCGGGCACCATCGGGATTGCGTCGTCGAGGCGATGGCATCGGCGGCTGAGTTTCCGTTGCATGTGGTCGTGTTGGACGGGGCCGGCCGTGTGCCCGACATCCCGCCCGGGACGCACGTCACGATCATCGAGCGTCCGATGATGGGCCGGAGCGCCGCGCGGAATGTTGGACTCCGGGCGGCTCAGGCGGCTGGCTATCCGTGGTGTCTTTTCCTGGATGCTGATGACCTGTTCCTTCCGACCACGTTTGCTGATCTGCAAGCAGCTCCCGAGGCGGATATCTACTACGGCGAGAGTCGGCTGGAAGATACCGGCGAGCAAAGTTGGAATCATCTTCCGCTGAACGACAAGGTGCGCCAGCAGCTTGCCGAGTCGCCGCCTCGGGTCAAACTTGTCATGGCGAATGTCGAGATCATGGTGCGCACGGATCGGGCGCTCGCTATCGGCGGGTTCGATGAGAACCTGCACAACGGCGAGCACTTCGACTTTTTCGTCCGCTATGTCCTCAATCCGAAGATCCACGCGCACATGCTGCGGCGTCCGATTGTCCATGTCAGGCGGGGACTTTCCTCGATGCGATGCGGGCCGTGGCTCGATGACGCTCCCGAGAGGTATGCGCAATGGCAGAACGTCTGACGCGATGGGTCCCGGACGTGTCCCGCGCTCCGAGCGTGGACGAACTAGTCCACGAACTCATGAGCGCGGTGGCGCTGCGGGTGGCGAGCGGCCTCGTCTCGCCGATCGAGACCGAGGAGCGCGCAGCGGATGGGGAGTGGGACGGATCATTCTCCGGGTACGCCTCGACGAGCGATCCGGACCATGACGCCTGGATCATCCCGGCCGAGGCGTGGTCCGAGGGCATGGGGCTCTACATGCGGAACCCGGTCGGGCTCTATAACCACGACTTCGACCGCATTGTGTCGCGGACGATCGGATTCCAGATCGACCAGCGTGGGCTCCGCAATCAGAGCCGGATGAATCTCAAGAACTCCTTCGCGGCCGAGCGTGCGCAGGAGCTTCGCGATGGGTTCCTCGGCGCGCAGTCGGTGCAGTTCATCCCGATCGAGGAGCCCAAGATCCTCGACGGGAAACTCGTGTTCCCGAAGGTGCAACTCCTCGAGATCTCGCTCGTATCGGTGCCGGCGAATCCTTACGCGCTCCTTGACCAGCGATCGGCAGAGCGGGTCATGGGATGGGCGAGGAAGAGCTACGTACCTCCGCCCGAGGTGGGGCCGGCCGCCGCGCCGAAGCTCCGGTTCGCCGACGAGATGCGCATCCGACGAATGGTGGCCGAGATGATCGACGACCGCCTGGGTGAGCTCGCCCGGGCGCGGCAGGAAAAGATTGCGGCAGCTCTCGACGCGATCGGGAGCGTATTCGACAGGGAGGCCGCACCGGCGGCCTAACAACGAGAGACGGGTGAGTCATGGCGGCTTCGCAGGCGGCCACGTTCAGGATCTCGCGGAAGGCATGGAGAGAACGCCATGCCGTTCGACCAGGAAACCCAGGACCTCATCGTCCAGAAGACGAACGAGATCCGCGCGGCCCTGAACGGGTTCAAAGCGGAGTTCGAGGCCAAGGGTGCGGGCGCCGAGGAACGTCTGAAGCGCCTCGAAGAGGGACAGGCTAAGGCCGCGAACGATGAGACGATCCGCGGCATCGTCAAGGAGCTGATCTCCGCATCGGAGCGCGATCAGACCAATCGTCACGTCGATCTCATCCCGACAGTCGACTACTCCACCCGCGCCGCGCGCGCCTGGATGGAGAACGCCAAGTCGAAGGAGGAGATCCGTCGCGTCTACGACATGGTGCGTCTCTCGCGTCCGATCGACGAGAAGACGCGCCAGTTCCAGATCATCGGGACCAAGCTCTCGCTGCTCAAGGGACTTCTCTCGCAGGGCGGCATGAAGTGGAATCCAGAGCAGGCGTCGACCGATCAGGCGCGGATGCTCTGGTATCAGTACCGCGCACTCCAGCAGGAGTTCTTTGGCGACGCGCTGCTCCAGCGCGCGGTCGGTGATCTCTTCGACAGCGCAGACTCGTCGGAGTGGATCCCTTCGCTCATGTCGGCCGAACTACTCCGTTACCTGGAGATCTACGGGACGCTGATCCCAGCCGTCCGCACCGCTCCCATGTCTTCGCCGACCTGGAAGTGGCCGATCACGAAGGCGTCCGACAAGGCGCGGCTCATGCCGGAGGGTGCATCCTACACGACAAGCCTGCCGGCGCACACGGCCTCGACCTATGCGGGCAAGGATCCGATTGGCGGGGTGACCTTTACCGCGAAGAAGCTCCGTGCGTACTTCGGATTCTCCGAGGAGCTGCTCGAGGACTCGATCGTGTCGATGCTCGACTGGGCGCTCGAGGACCTGGCCGCGGCGCAGCGGCGGGCGATCGAGGACGCGATGATCAACGGGGACACCGATACTCCGGCGATCGACTCCGACCTCTCGTTCTCGGCGACTGACTCGTCCTACTCGAACCGGATTGCATGGAAGGGCTTCCGTGAGCTCGCGCGGGCCAACTCGGCGACCTTCACGGCATCCGGCGGGAACATGACGACCGCCAACATCAGCGACACGCTACGCAAGATGGGGCGGTACGCCGTCAACCCGTCCAACAACATCATCCTCTGCGGTGTCAAGTCGTACCTTGATCTCGTGGACGAAGGGAACATCGTCACGCTGGATAAGGTCGGCTCGCGAGCGACGATCTTGACCGGATCGGTCGGCGTGTTCCTCGGTCGGAACGTGCTCGTCAACGAGTTTGTCCGCGAAGACCTCAACGCGTCCGGTCAGTACGACGGGACCACGACGAACAACACGGTTGCGATCTGCTTCGACCGCACGATGTGGGGCCTCGGGAACTACCGCGGTATCCGCAGCGAACGGGAGCGGAACGCCTTCTTCGATCAGCACCTCGTCTACACGTGGTGGAGAGGTGACTTCCAGAAGCTAACGACCTCGACCGAGACGACCGAGGCCGTGCTCGTTGACCTGACCTCGGCGTAAACCATTCAAGCGGCCAGGGGAGACGAGATGGAGATGGCGGTGCCGGGTGAGAGCTTGCATGGGGCGGATTGCCTTCCGGGCCTCGTGCGATCTCGCCTGCGGAAACTCGGCACCGCCATCTCTTCGCACATGGAGAACCAATAGATGCCGCTCTACAAGTTTCACGTGCAGATCCAGGGGCCCTACGTGTTCGCGGCGGGGCACGTCTACGACATCTCGAACGACTATGCCGAAGCGCTCAACACCGAGAAGCCCGGATGCTGCGAGAAGTGGACCCCCGAGAAGGCGGCAGCCGGACTCGCTGCCGGGGAGCCTGAACCAGAGGTGCACGCGAAGAAGTCCGACGCGCCCCTCCTGAGTGGGGACGCTTGGCGCGCGAAGGGCGAGCAGAAGAAGAGGATCGGGACCGGAGTCTAGCCAATGGCTGACATCGTCACCGCGGCAGAAGTCAAGACGGCGCTCCGACTCACGGAGTCGACCTACGACACGGAGATCACGCAACTGATCGACCGGATCGAGGCGCGCCTCCAGGACGACTGCCAGCGGCGGTTCAAGAAGGCGACCTATACCGGGGAACTCTACTCGGGAGACGGGACGCCCTATCTCATGCTCCGTCATTATCCGCTACGAACACTCACCTCGGCCGCCATCGAAGGGGAGTCCGCGATCGCGGTTGCCGATACGAGCGTCATTCGTTACCAGACGGGCGCCGAGGCTGACGGCGTGCTCACGCTCATGGCGCGCACATGGACGAAGGACAAGCCCGACAACGTGACCGTGACCTACGACGCCGGATTCGAGGTCGCCTCGATCAAGACGGAGGCGCCCGGCGTCTGGGAACTGATCTTGGATGCGGTGCTCCACCTCTGGCAGGACATGCTGAACCGTCGGCGTGGTGTGGCCTCGCAGTCGCAGATGGACGGGTCGATCACTTACTTCGACCCGGTGCTCTCGATCTCAGGGGACTTCTACCGGCTCAGGTGGAACCCGATCGTCATGCGTTATCGGAAGCGTCGCTCGATGGTGACGAGCACGGCGAAAGAGGAGTGGACGGTCGGCTGGTGATCCTCGGGCGGCGGGAACTACCGTCTCGCCCCTTCGCCCTGGTGAGCCAGCCGACCGACTGGAATCGTAGTAGATGCCCGTA